CTTTATCCTCATCTGTAGTAGCTTTTAATATATTGCGCCACTTCTTTGTAGCTTCTGTGTGCGATAAACCAGAATTATCAAATTCGTGTTGAAGAATTTCATTAGCTCGTTCTGAAATCATATCAGCCGATGGTGTAGAAAGAGTTCTTACTTTTTCATCTAAAGTTTTTATTTTCTGTTCTAATTCTGGTTTCTTTTCCTGTATTGAAGAAGAAATATCTTCAAAAACTTGACCAACAATAACATCAACTTCTTCTTTTTCTAAATCTGTTAAATTGACAGAACGTAAAAATTTACCCCCTAAAACAGAAAGCATCTTTCCACCACGATACTTTTCGGGGGTTTTATTTACGTTTCTGGCACCAATTCCCCACTTTACTTGTGTTCCAGCAGAAGGTAGTGGTTTAAACCCTTCCTTTTCGTTTGTTAGTTGTTTTATTTTTAGATTTAAGGCATCAAGAGCTTCTTTGGATAAGAATTTAGAAGTTTGTAAGCCCTTTAATCCGTTTTCTCCAACAACTCCGCTGCGCTTTAATAATAAAACTTGGTCTTCTGGAGAACCGAAAGCTGATATAAAATTGTAATAAATAGTGTCAGCTATATTTTCCGATGTAGATGTAGAAAACCCATTATATATCGCATCTGGAGTATTTATAATTGTTTCTACTCTTTGTTTTAAGTATTCTTTAGCATTAGCTGGAGCATTTCTATCTTTTTCTATGAATTGTTTTAAGTAAGAAAAAACAGTTCTAACAGCATCTGAAGATATTAAATCTTCTACAGAAGTGGCTGTTTCTATAGGATTGGTAATACTTTTTTTATTCTTGGTCTCTTGCTTTGTTAATGCTGCTATGAATGGCTCTCTTTGTTTAGCTAAATTAAAGGTATCTTCGCTGTTTAAATATAACCAAACAAGCTTTATAAGGTCAGGATTTGTTTCAATTCTGCCAACTGTTATATCATCTGGTCTAATAATGCCGAAAAGTTTTTCGACTGTTTTATCTGAAAAAATTGGATTGCTTCTATTTGTTTTTCGTAAAAATATCTTTAAACAGTTGTTTATTAGTTTATTAATACCATCTACAGAGTCTCTATAAGCAATCAGGTCTTTACTTCCTTCATCACTTATATCAATATCTCTACTTGCGATAGAAAGCATATCTGTAAAGGTAAGTTGGCCAGGACCAGCATCTGAAGTTTTTACTGGAACAACAAGAGGATTAGTACTCTTATTTAGATTTTTTATTATTTCTGTAGTTTCTTGGGCTTTTCTACCGCGAGTATGTTTCTCCGCTCCAGAGGCTTTTCGTTTAGCTTTTTCTAATTTACCTTGAAAATAACCACTTTTTTCGGTTCCGCCCTCATATTCGAAAACAAGAGCTTCTAATTCAGATTCTAATTTCTTTATTTTATTTTTTCTTACAGCGTCTGGAATTTTTGTATTAGTCTCATATCCGCTAATTCTATCTTGTATAGCTTTTTTCTTGTTGTTATACTCTGTTTGAAGGTCTTCATAGGTTTTAATATGAGAACTTCTATACATTTCATATCCCTGTGTTCCAGCAGACTTTTTAGCTTCTTGAATATCAGAAACTCTTTTCTGCATGCCAGACATATTACTAAACAACTTTAAGCGATTTGACATTTTAAATCCTCAATTTACATATTTATACTAAACTTAATTAGTATTATAGACCAGCTTTTCCGAGACCGTCTAACCATTTATGCGCTTCTGTTTGAGGATAAAAGTTGAGAACTGGTGTTTCGTTATCTTTTTTATGTGCTATAAGGGTTGCTTGTCCGCAAGCTGAACATAATTTTTCTTCTACTTTCCTTGTAATAACTATACCATAATCGTCTCTAACAAGGATTTCTACGTATATACCATCATCTTTAATGTTTTGTGGTATAGAACTTAATGGATAGCCAGAAGAAATATCAGAAGTCTTTGCGATAGCAAAAAGCTCATAATCAGTATTTTGACACATAGAACAAGTATAATGTTTTTTAGTAAATGTTACGGACATAAATTACCCAGAAATGCTTATTAATGTTTTTCGAAGTTCGTGAAACTCTTTTACTTCCATTTGTCTAAATAACCATCTTATATCAGAACTTGAAGAAAGCGGCGGACCTGTAAGTACAATTAGATTATCGTTTCTTCTGTTCTGTAAAGAAAAGTATATATATGAAGATAGATAGCGTATATACTTATCTCCTAATCTGCCTTTAAGTTTAACAGAATTAAAAAATTCTATTGGTACGGCCAAACTATTCCAAGTTTCTACCATTACCGTTTCTTTTTGAAAAATCTCATCTTCTATTATAAGGAAATCTTTATCGCTTGCCATATATATTGCCGTACTTACTGGTAATATATTATATAAGACTAAAGAATCGAGTGTAACGGAATTGCCAACTACGCAAAGCCTGTTATTGTGTAATTTATATACATCGCCTGTAGTTGGGATTTTGTTTTTCATAAAGTTAATTGAAGAACTTTTTTTCATATTGGTCTAAAGGTAGGGCCAAAGAAAGCACACTTCTTCTTCCTATATGTCCACAAGACGAGCAAGTATAAGTAATTAATGGCATTATTTTATCTGCTAATGGCATATAGATATCTCCAACTAAATCACCAACAATATCAGAATTACATTTATTACATGTTGCGTTTACTGGTTTTGTTAGAGGTTTTATTTCTGACGACGACTTTCCTTGATTTATAACCTTTTCTTTTCTCTTTCTTATTGCTTTATTTTCTTTAATCGGTAATATCTCTTCCAAGTCCTCAATAGTATCCAAGTCTAAAACATCATTTTCATACATGTTGTTAAACATTCGTTTTGACCTTTTACTCATTAATTATTCCTTTAAAAAAACAAAACTCTCTGATGTAGAAGTCTTAATACAATAAGACAAATCAGAGAGTTTTGTAATAGTTTCAACTATAAAAAGAGCTTCAGACGTTGCTTTTCCAGTTACGTAATTAAAGCAATACGAAAAATATAAGTTATCATTTCCGCAATATAATATATTATCATATATTATACCGTCAATAGAAAACACATTGTGGTGTTTTTCTAAAATATCAGAAAACTCTTTTATTGTTAACTGATTAGAATGGTTTGATGTCTTCGATATCAATTTTAGCTTGCTCAAAGAAATTAGGTTTATCTAATGACGCAGACGCATATAGAATATTTGGAACAAGCTTTTGTGGTAATGGTGCCATAGGATTTGTATTAGTACTTAATCCCGGAAATTGCGTGTTTTGTGGCGGTTGTATAGAATAGGCTTCATCTAAATTTCCTACCACCGTATCAGCGTCAACTCCATATGCGCTTGAAACAAAGGCTCTAAATAACTCTTCTGAAAATTCATTATATACTATATTTACCATTTTCAATAATAAATATGTTCTAAAATCTCCGTCTGTCATTGAATAATTACTAACAGCTAATGACAAATTTGTAAAGACATTTTGTAATCGTTCTTTATTAGCAGGAATTTGCCAATTCATTGGTCCGATTAATGAGGTATCTTGTAGAAATAGCGTAAGAGGGTCAAAAGAAACCTCTAAACTTCTATATAAATACATGTTAATTCTGGTTTTAACATCATTAAGAAATTGTTGTTGGGTATGTGTTTTTTTTAACATGCTACACCGTATAAACTACATAATAGTAGGAAATGTTAAAACTATCAAATACTGATAAAGTGCTTGTAGAAGTACCGCTTGTATATCCAGGCCCTTCGTAGGATGGATTTGTTCTTAAAACAAATACGGCAGAAGAGCCGGAATCGGCTCCAGTTGTTCCGTTTATGGTTCCAAGAGTAATAGTTAAGTCATAATAAAACTTTGATGTTGGCGTGACTGGATGTAAACCGCCCGGAATAAGTTGTCCATTATAATAAACTTCAACAGTAGAAGAGTTTTCAATTCTATCTGAATATGTTCTATTTACTATACCAACAGAAGCTTCTCCGCTTGATACAGTAATCGGTATAATTTTTAAAAAGGAATTTGGAGTTGCCGTCATATACGCCTACTAATTTAGTTCTGATATAGAAGATAGTATTGAGCTTTTATCGTTTTCTGCTAAATAGCTTAAATCTGTTATAATTTCCACATTATCAAATACAGGTTCTTTTTTTCCAGATGCTTTTAGTTTAGCTTTTACGTTTGCTGGCATCTCTCCTAAACTCTTTATGATATTCCATAATTTTACATGGTCAGTTCCAAACTTCATAAATCTCCAGATTTTTGGGTTATTTGGGATATTTAAAATTTGTATAGGACTGTTATTAGCTTTAGTCAAAGGCATATTTTTGTTTCTGTAGGCAATAGCCTTTAGATTACCGTTTTGTAGAATAACAGAGAACGGATATCTATGATACATTTGTCCACCATTAGCAGCTGTTCTTGTATCAAAGTACGCATCTGGATTATCTTTAATCCTATTATATTCTGTTTTTAAGTAGGCTGTAATTATATCAATAGCTTCTTGTTTATTAGTAGCTACTTTATTTACTGTAGTAGTAGGTGATGTAATTGTAGTTGGGATTGGATTTTGCGGTCCTGTATTTGTGTCTGTTCCACCAAAAAGGACGGGGCTTGAATCGACAACAAAGTTTTCAGTTTCTTTAACTAAATCTCTATAATGTTGAATATATATAGCATATAAATGCTTACACAATGCTGGAGCAAGTCGTTCTGGTTGTGTGGCTTTGGGTAAACTTTTTTCTTTTGTATAACCGCCTTGTTGTAAGCGTTCATAAAACTTTGTATCAAAATCTTTACAATTACAACTTACATAACATCTGGTTGGAGTTTTCTTTGTAAGAGATATTCTTGCTGTCATTAAGCAAGTATATGGTCCTCTTGGTTCACCATTACTATCGACAGTTGGGTATTCTTCGCCCATATTCGAATCAACTACATGTGGGTGTGAAACTGTCCATTCGTCTACTAAAATGTTAGTACCAAAAGCATTTATAACTTTACTTTTACCGCTTTTTGTTATAAGTTTGCCAGCAGCTATCCTATAAGAATAGCCTAATTTAGAGGACCTTTCTCCTCTCATTGCTCTTCTTTTTCCGCCTATTACGTGGCTTAATTTTTCGTGTTCGTTTGAAACAGCCGGATCTACATAATCCATTAATTGCTTAATCAAATATGTGAAGTTTTCACTGATTACAGCTTTGTTGGTTGTGTCTAATAAGACGGAGTCGAAGTTTTCATCTATAATAACGGCCATAAACTTAATTATACAAACATTCTGGTACTAAACTTCTTTGAGTTTTTCTGAATGTGTTTCATTAAGTTTGTTCTTGACATTTCTTTTGAGAGGTCGCCAAGGTCTTTTACCTTTTCGTCTTTCCAGTTCAAAATGTATATATTTTTATTAGGAAACCAACTATCAAGCTCTCTTGCTAATGTTTTAGATTCCTTTTCCGTACCTGGGTCTAAACAAAGATAGATATTTTTCTTTTGTTTTATTCCACTAAACAACGCTGAATGCTGGTCTTTTGATAAAGTTTTACCAAGTAATGCTATACCTCCAGGCAATTTAAATACATCAAAAATACCCTCACCAATATAAGCGTCTTCTGTGTAAAAGGAATCGACAGGAGTAATAGATTGAAATACAAAATCTTTTGGGGCTACCGAGTTTAGATATTTTGGTGTAATATGCTTATCAATAGCTCTACCAGTATAAAATACAGTATTACCTTTATTGTCTTGAATTGTAATAATAACTCTATCTAAATAATGTTCATTATCTGATACTAAAATATCATAACAATCTATAATGTCTTCATCCCAGCCTCTGGATAAAAGGTATTTATATTCATTATCTTCTGGGTCTATTTCTCTAAAAGGCTTTAGAGGTTTTAAAAGTTCCGAATTGAACTTATGTTCTTTAGCCGCTGGAAATAATAATTTAGCAAACACTGATAAGGAAGCTTTGTCTTCTATCTTTGACCAAACCTCTGGATATTTTCTTAGCTTATTTATATCCCCGGCAAAACCGCAATGAAAGCAGTTGAATAAGCCCTTATCGGTATTCACATATAATTTATGATTATGATGCCTACATTTTGGGCATTGAAAGGTCTGCTCGTCCATTATTAACTCGCTATCTTTACTCTACACGCTTGAGCAAACGCTAAATCCCTATAAACAGTTGGATAACTATCAAATAAATGAAAAAACATTTCCAACAGTGGATCTAAAGATTTGTTTCCAAGTTGTTTTTCTTCCCAAATATATAAACCTAAATCGAGTAGGTCTGCCAGCTTCATTAAACTAAAATCGTCTTCTGATGCTACTTCCATAGCTAAGTTTTGGAGATATGGGCTGTCTGGAAATATCCTTTTAACAGCTTCTGTTTCTATTTGTTTAAGTTTTGGCCCAATTCCTTTTTGGAGCTTTACAGGTGTTGGAATATCACATTCAAGTAAACTTTCTGGTAAATCATGGAACAAACCAAGAGTAGCTACATAGTTAACTTTTGAATAGTCTCCCTCATAAAACTCAAGGGCTAAAAAGAACGCAATTTGAGCAACTCGACCACTATGGTCAGCTAATGTTTGTTGTTTAATAGTGTTTCGGCCATGGAAACGCTTAACAGCGCTCATGCCAACAATAGCGTCAACTACGCCATATGTACTTCGTCTTTCGAGCATAAAAGCCTCCGAATTGTATATCGGTTTAACCCTGTTCATGCCGAAAACATTTTCCGAGCCGCCCAATGTTTTCCACGACAAATTCAAACTTTGGGGATAACTTAAACAGTTCTTTATATTTAGTTGTAATTTGTGGGATAGAGGGCTTTTGAAGTGTATTAGAAGATAAAAACTTTAATGCTTGGTTTAAAGTATAAGCAGAAGAGTATGTGCTTGATAAATCTATTAGTTTGTAATTACGAAGTATCAAGTCTTTATTGTTTTTAATAAGAGTTAGAAATTTGTCAGTGCTATTAATAGATGATACAGTATTGATAAAGTCAATAGGGTTTTTATCATAAAGATTTAAATATGTCTGGTCGTTTGTAAAGTAGGCTTCGCGGAGCTTGTAAAGGGTCTTATAGCCTACGCGATTAATTCCTGGTATATTGTCGCCTTTATCTCCTACTAACGCTTTAAAGAATAAATACTCTTGCGGGTGAATTTTTATACCCTTCATTTCATTAAAATACTCTGGAAAGTTTTTATTATTAACAATTGTTTTTTTGTATGGAACATAGCAAGACACGGATGGGCTAGCTACCAACTGTAAGAAATCCGTATCGTTGCTTAATATAACAGAGTTTTTTCCAAGGCTTGTTAGTTGTTCAGCCATTATACCGATGATGTCATCCGCTTCTATACCAGTTTCCATAAATACGGGTAAATTAAAAGCTCTACACAAGTCAACTACATTATCTCTTAACTTACCATACACACTAAACAAATAGTCTTTAGTATCCATAGCAGCACCAGCTATGGGTGCTAACTCTCTGTTGCTCTTATATTCTGTATATAAAGCTTGTTTCCGGTGAGATCCGCCAATATCAAATATAATATAAATACTCGAACAGTTGAAGTTCTTTGCCTGAAGCCCTAATTGGTGAATAAACATATCAGCAACAGAAGATAATAATTCTGTTTCTGTTAGTAAGTTAGAACCAGATTGACGAGCATATAGCAAACGAATTAAAAGATTACTCCCATCAACTAAAAGTGCTGGATTTGTATCCATAAATATCATATCTTTTACCATGCTAAATCCTTTAAAATTTGATTAACAGCCAGAGAAGTCTCCAGCGAAGATATATCGGATTGAATTGGTTCTTGTGGCAGAGAGACTTTTTTATTTTTTTCTGGTTTCTCTATGTCTTGAAAACAAAATAACTTTGAATGTTCTATGAGCTTATAATAAACAGTTTTTGGTTTGGTTTTGATTACATCTATTTGTGTTATTTTACTATAATTGTAGTAAGCAGCAAAACCAGAGAGTAAAGTAATATCAAATTGTGTTAATTTCTTTAATCTGCTTAAATTAAGAGTGAAGTGCGTTATAGAACTTGTTAAGAATATTTCCATTATATCAGGTTTAGTCAGAAAATAATAAGATATCTCTTTATGTGCTGTTGTTAATAATTGTAAAGCTTTTCCTTTCGCGCCTAAAAATTGTTTATCTGAAATATCAAGTTCTTCTTTCATTTTAACTTGTTTAAACTTTACATATAATAGTAGTAAAAATAAATACTGGAGATTAACATATTTTAATTTACTGAGGCGTAGTTTATTAACAATTTTGTTTGTTTGGATTAGGCTTGAAAGGTATTCTAACCCAAACTTATCAAAATAAAATCTAACTTTATTATTTTTAATAACAGTACAAAAACAAATCTTTGATTTTTGACTACAAATAGACCAAAAACTAACATCATCTGTAAGTATAATATATTTTTGTTTTTCTTGAACGGCTATAGAATATAAAGAAGATACTTTATTTGTTGTTTCTATATAATAACTTATTATACCAGAGAAAACTTTAAACAGCTCTTTTTCAAAAATTGAAAAATCTTTTGTTGGTTTGGTTAGAAGCACCAGATTTTTTATTTCTACAAGGCGTTTAATGCTCAAAATCGGTTCGAAGATATCATCAACTGCTTGTAGCGCACGAAGCCTGTCGCTCGAGCCAACCAGGTCGGACCATTTTTCGCCAAAAGAGCTACTATATTTTAGTTTGTTAGCTATTAGAGAACAGTAGTAAGTAAAATCTATTACCAGTATACTATTAGTAATATCAACCGTTGATAGTAATCTTTTATTGATTTTTTTATTGTTATCTCCTAATAGGAGTTTATTTTTAGGAGAGCTGGTTATTATCATATATACTTTATTATTTATATTAGCAATAATCGTGCCAAACTTTTTGAACTTTTCATTTCCAGTCTGACCCGCATATCCGATATATATTTACCGAGGCGAATTAAACTTCACACGGAATTATTACTTACCTGATACCAATATATCGGGTCTTTTGCTGGAAATCTCCAGCCTTCATATAAAGGAACGCCAAATGGCAGAAATTAAGAAAACGAATTTTAATCTTTTCAAGGAAATACTCGAAAAGTCAAACCAAAAGTCAGCGAAGACTGGTCCTTATTGGTTTAAACCCTCTCCAGGAGCTACACATACTTTAAGGTTTCTACCTCTAAAGTCAAAGGATTTTGAGCTTCCTGTTGAGATTTACAATCACCATGCTGTCAATTTTCCAGACGGTAGATTTGAAAGTTTCGCTTGTCCCCAAAAGGCTGGCGATGGAAGAAAGTGCCCATTCTGTGAGTTAGCTTCCAACTCCTACAGAAAGTTTACGGCCACCGAAGACCCAGCTTATAAGGAAGCTTTTAAGCAGTTGGTAGTTAAGCAAAATTATTTGTTAGTAGGTTATGAAGTAGATAAGCTCGATACTTCTAACATCACAGAAGAGTCTGTGAAGATCGTTCGTGCCTCGTCTAAAGCTTCTATGGAAGGTATTGTTTCCATTATGAGCAAGGAAAAGGATTTCGTAGATTTTGATAGCGGTAGAAATTGTGAACTCTTGAAGCCAGCCGGTAAGGGAACTATAGTTGCTACTACTTGGCAGTTTCAGGACCCAGAACCTGCTTTTACTGGCAAAAAGGGTAAGGACATTTGGGATAAGCTAATTGAAGTATCTCCCGATTTAACCGCAATCATTACTCCTCCTTCAGAGGAAAAGATGGCTGAACTTGTAGCTCGTTTTACAAGCCAACCAAAGGTAGATGAACCTGTTGTAAGCCCAACGGCTTCTTCTAAACCAAAGAAGCTTTCTTCGCAGGAAGCAGATAGTGAAGAGTTTAGTCCTTCTGATTTGGACACTCTTCGCGCTTCATTGAGAGACGATAACTAATCGGGAAACGGTCTAATTGTGTAAAATAATAGTTGGACCGTGTAATGGAGCCAGTGAGTGTGTTTCGCCTCCTTAAACACTCACTGGCCCATTTTTTTAAAAGGATATAAAATGGCGTATAAAAAGAAAAGTTTAACTGGTCTATCTAAAGAAGAAGAGCAATTAGCTGGAGTTTCTGGTTTAGGTGATTTGGACGGATTTAGAGCAGAACTCCGAAAAGAGTTTGGGGCTGGCACAGCCATTGATGACGATGATAACATTAGTGGTTTTATTAAAACCAATATTGATGCTCTTGATTATCTTTTAGGTGGTGGTCTACCTCAAGGTAAGATGACAGAAGTAGCAGGACGAGAAGGAACTGGCAAATCGAGTTTCGGTATTCACATGCTTGCTAATATTCAAAGACAGGGTGGCTTAGGTGTTATTATTGATACTGAGTCGGGTGGTGTTGGTGATCGTTTTAGGTTGGAGCATTTTGGAGTTGATCCCAAAAAGTCTATCATTACCATTGAAGATGTGGCTGAAAAAGTATTTAGTCAGATTGAAAGAGTAGCCAACCATATCGCTAAGAATAATATCAAAGCTCCATCTATGGTTATTGTCGACTCTGTTGCTGGTTTAATTGCCAAGGCAGAGCTTGAGGCTGATATGGAAACAAATTCATTTGCAACCACAGCCCGTGTAATTTCTAAAGGTATTAAAAGAACAAAGTCTATTTGTCATGAAACAAACCTCGCCGCAATGTTTGTAAATCAGAGTCGCATCAAGATTGGTGGAATGACTAATTCATTCACTGGCCCTGAATATACAACTCCAGGTGGCGATATGTTGAAGTTCATGGCTATTACTCGTTTGTTCTTCACGCGTGGCAAGACCCTTGGTGATACTAAAATGTCTGAAGGTCACATCGTTAATTGCAAGGTTATTAAATGTAAGACTTCTGGAGCAATGAACCGGGTTCTCCCTCTCAGGTTCTATTATGACCAACGAGCTTATAGCAACGCTGGTATCGTTTATGATGTTTTAAATGATGCTAAAGCCTTCCCAGGAACCGGAGCATGGAAAACTATTACCCTGCCAGACGGTACTGAAAAGAAGTTTAACTCTGATAGTACTTTTATTGAGTTATTTAATGCTTCGGAAGAGAATAGACAGCATTTCGTTAATATGATGAAGTCTTGTTTTACCAACCTTGCTCTCAACGACAATTCAGAAACAGATACTCAGCTTCTCACAGAAGATATGGACCCAGGTTTAGGTTTGCTTTAATTAAGTTTATGCTTTATGATCCGCCTTATCCTTTAGAGTACTTAAAAGCACATTATCCTGCTCTATTAAAAGATCCAGTTCATGTGTGGAGAGCTACTACAGGTATAGAGCTAATTCACGAAGAGCCAACAAAAGCTGAGTTAGAAAGAATTTGGGCTAATTGGAATAGAATGTCTTCTCTTCAAAAGAAATTATCTGATGAGCAATCTAAAAAGTTATTTGGTATTACTAACCACGAACATTATTTAATATTATCCAGTAATTAGTATCAATATTAATAGACATAAAAAGGCCCACCTTAAAACAGTGGGTCTTTTTATTTATACTTAGCTAATCATTGCCCGGTATAGTTTATCCAATTTTGCATAGTAAGCATCTCTTTTACTATTAAATGCATTTATTCCTTCATGACTGTTAACATCACTAAAAGAGCCGGTATATGGAAATGCGTCTTTAATGTGCTCAAATCTACCACCGCGTTTAATCAATGCGGCCATTTTCTGAATTTCGTCAAGAGAGAATAATTTTTCTGTTGCATTAATTGTATCTTGAATGGTTTCTTCTGAGACAGTTATCTTACTAGTATATAATCGTTCATCAAATGGGTCGAAGGACATAATAAATCTTTCACAATATAATTTAATTTATATATTTAAGCTGCTTGTTTTTAAATATCTTTCGATGTATTATTTAGAGACAATAGATAAATGATACTATTTGATGAGAATAATTCCGAACATAGAGAATCTGAACTTGATGAAATATTAGAAAGCTTTTCTTTTGAGGACCAACGAACAGAAGTTGAAAAAAGAAAAGATAAAAAATATGAGTATCGTGAGATAACTTATAATAAACAAGATGTGTCTGATGTAGAGAAAAAGGCTATGGGTGAGATGATACTTATAGAACCAGATCTTAATAAGTATTCAGAGGTTTTTATAACAAGAGCTACTGCATATTATCCAGAACTTCTTGAAGGTTTTGAATTAAAAAAGAAACGCGGAAAGAAATCAAATATTTACTTTATTGAAGCTGTTGGAAGGCATTTATGGGAAAAATGGAATGCTAATAAAACTCCAGAAAATCAAAACGATTTTGTGGCATATCTTTACACGATTATTGATGGTGTTATATTTAAGTATGGTCGTCATAAGCATGGGATATCTTACGGTGAGATATTTCAAGGTGCTGTTATCAAGCTCATCCAAGCCATGGATAAGTTTGACCCTCAAAGAGTAGTCGGCCACGACGAAAAAAATCGTCCTATATATGCCAGGGTATACACATATTTTACAATGATACTTAACTATGGCATAACAACTATAACAATGGCCCACGGCTATGATAAGATACATAATATGTCTTATGATGCCATGGGTCGTGCTGTTGAAGGAGATAAACAATTTGTAAGTGATGCTGCTATGGTATTTCAGGAGTTTTTAATCTTTTTGAATGCTTTTAAGGATTATGAAGACTTAACAGAAATAGATAGAAAGATATTATATAAATTGTATAGTATTTTAGAAAACGGCGAAGATTTACATAAGATAGCTAATAATTTAATATATACATTACAAACAGAATGTCAAGTAAAATCAAAAGAAGTTTTAGCTACTATGATAAAAATGAGAGAGGCTTTTGGGCCTCTCAATATATTTTCATCTAAATTATTATTAACGCAAAATGATTTTGAACAAGATAATTAAATGTACAGTAAGCCTTGTAGTGGTTGTGCTGTTATTAAAAACGTGAGTTTTTCAACTCATAATACATGTATAATAGAGGGCTTTCGGGCCCTTTATTATTTATTAAGAAATAAGTTATAATAAGAGCCTTTACATGAACCAATTAAATAAACGCGAAAATATGAATCCAATAGTCCAAAAAATTGATGGACTTGTAATGGATGAGTCTGAAAAGCTTATAAAAGAATTAGATGATGTAGCAGAACTTTATTCGGGACTAATAGATATTCAACGAGATAGAATGATACAATCAACAGATGCTTCATTTCCTATCAGTTTAGCAAAACTCGGTGAATTACAATTACAAGCATTAAAACAAAAAAATGATATATTAAAGAACTTAACTTCATATAAGACAACAGAAGCTGCTGGAAACAAAAGAGGTGGAGATTTAAGTATTTCTGACCTTTTAAACTCCGCAGCTCTTGGTGCTGGAGTTGGGGCTAAATTAAACATGTCTGGACAACAACCAAGCCAGCCAAAACTTCTCACAGAAGATGGTGAAGTAGATATAATAGATGTTCAAGTTGAAAATACAGGTTCTAAAACCGTATCACCAGAAACAGCAGCAGATATATTAATGAAAGATTTTAAATAATGGCTAAAACCAAGTCTTTACAAGCCAAAAAGTTTATGAATAAACCGGATGACTTAACTCATAGATATTATGAGCCAGAAAGACTTGTTGCTAAATTACAAAAAGAAGGAAAGTCATCTGATGAAATACGTGAAACTCTTATTCAGTATGTTAAGGAAGAGCGTCAAAAGTGTTTTGATGACCCTGTATATTTTGCTAATAATTACGGGTTTATTATCGGCCATGGTGCTGCTGGTATTATTCCTTTCAATACAGCCCCTTATCAGGAGAGTATTCTCAAAGGTGTTCGAAATGATAAATACTCAATAGCGGTTAAATCTCGTCAGTTAGGCGTATCTACTATTGTAATGTTTTATTGTCTATGGTATTCTATATTCTCACAAGGTAAGAAAACTCTAATTGTGGCCCACAAAAGAGAGTCCGCAGAAGAGTTTATTGCTAAATTAAAGACTGCGTATGAGTTTTTACCTGAGTGGCTAAAACCGGCAACAACTCTTTATAGTAAGAGTACAGTAGAGTTTGATACTAAATCTATCATTAAAGCCATAACTTCAAACCCACACGCCGCCAGATCGTTTTCTGCTACATTATTTGTTCTTGACGAGGCCGCCTTCATTGAAAACTGCGATGAGGTGGTAAAAGCTATTTTACCAACAGTAGCTGCCGCAGATGCTAAACTTATAGCTATCTCTTCACCAAACGGCAATTCAGATTTAAACTGGTTTTATAAAACTTATACATACGCTGCCGCAAAAATGAATACGTGGACTGATTACAACTTGCCCTATACAGTATCTCCAGTATTCACAAAAGACCCTCATTTCAGGGAACATCAAATCCAAATTGATAACGGTAATATAGATAAGTTTGAACAGGAATATGAGTGTAGATTTGATATCAATTTAGCGTCTTTATTTAATAATAATGTATTAAAAGCTTTTAAAGTGAATGAAAACATATTAAATAAACAACTTGGTGGAATAACATATGAAGATACTTTATTTATATGGAAACTTGCTGAAACTGGTAAGAGATATATAATAGGTGTTGACTGTTCTTCTAATAAATCTTCAGCAAAGGATTATACAGCATTTCAAGTTATAGATGTTGAAACACAAGAACAAATGGCTGAATATATGGGTAAATTACCAACAGAATTGTTTGTTGATATTTTATTAAAAACAGCAAAGCATTATAATACTGCTGAGCTTGTTATAGAAGAAAATTCATATTCCCAGTTAGTTATATTCTTACTCGAACAAAAAAACTATAAAAACTTATGGATGGCTGATAATAAACAAACTCCGGGATTTAATACCAATAGAAGCAGTAGAGTGCTACTACTTGAAAAATTGATTTTATTTTATAATAATCTACACGGTATTTCTAAACTCAAAAGCGCAAGATTAAAAGTTCAAATGGAAAACTTCTCTGCTGGACAAGCTTACGCAGATGGTAGTAGAAAAATGGAAGCATCTACTGGTAATGATGACCTTATATTAGCTCTTGCTTTAGCTGTAGTTACGCTTATTCCAAAAGAATACTTTCATAGACCAGAAATAGACCAAAATGCTTCTCTCATGGCCAGCACTGAAATGATGACAAGAACTGGAGAATACTCTGACGAATATTTAGAACATTTTTCTATTTTGATGGGCATATCTAAAACTTCATTAGAGTCGAGATTAAAGCTTTATCATGAAATAAAATCTGGTGTTTATGAGGGTTCTGGATTAGAAGATATAAACTTTGTTCATCCTGTAGAAGAATGGGAAAGAACACAAGCAGCTGCCGATTTTCTTGGTATGAAAAATACACAAATACTATCTGATTTGGAGTTTACTAATTTTAAGAATACTACACTGCCTTTCGGTGAGCAGTATGATTTAGGAGACCCTTTTTCAGATGATTTAGAAGGTATACAAAGAGCACACAGAAACTTTTTATATGGCTCAAAAGCTAAAAGAAACAGTAGTTTTTGGTAATATGATACACGATATGAAAGTATAGGATAATTTAAATGGCAGAAGAAAAACAAAAAAAGAGTATAATGACAGCAATTGCTTCCTTATTTACAAGAAGCAGGCCAGAAGAGTTCTCTACAAGATTAGGCGTTGAACAGGCTTTACAGGCTATAAATAGTAAAAATGCTACTACTGCCGCTATCGAACCCACTGTTATTTCTAAAAAAGGAATGGGAGTTGGCGTATATGTTGATAGAACAGATGGTCCAGTATTTCATAGATATTTAGATAGAGAAAATCTACGGCATGCGAGATATTCTATATATGATAGAATGGATACGGATTTAGTGGCATCTGCGTTAGATGTATATGCTAACGAAGCTACACAAAAAGGTAGTGGACAAGAAGTAATTACAGTATCAAGTTCTTCTAAATATATTCAAGATGAATTAATGGATATGTTAGAAACAACCGGATTGAATAATTGGAAATCCTGGTCTGTCATAAGAGATATGTGTAAATATGGTGATAGGTTTGAATCCATAAAGCTTGATGCTCGTAAAGGTGTGATTGATTTAATGCAATTAGATCCTCGCGGAGTCTATCGTTTAGATGTTGATGGAGAACTCCAAGGCTATGTTCAGGATATGGAAATTGTTAGACAGAACTCTCTTGATGCCAGTTCACAGTATTCTACACAAAGTCCCTTCATTGACTTAACTACTCTATCTCTTCCTTATATGACAAGGAAGATGAAAACTTCTACAGAAACAGATAAAGACAATCTTATTCCTTTCCTTAAATATGAAATGCTTCATTTTAAGCGCCGTGGAAACGGAATGTTTGAGCCTTATGGTGTATCAAGTTTAGAAGCGGCAGTAGATGTTTGGAAAAAAGTTGACTTACTTTTAGATAGTATCATTATATATAGGTTAAATCGAGGTCCCGCCAGATTAGTATTTTATGTTGATGTTGGTAATAATCAAGGTGCTGATATAGAAGCTCTTGTTAAACGTCAGATTAACTCCATCAATAAGAGAGAGTATTATGACCCAACTGGTAAGTTAAATGAACGTTATCAGTTATTAGATATGAATGCTAATATCTTTATTCCTGTATCTAAAACAGCACAAAGCTCTAAAGTAGATATGCTTCAACCTGCCCAAAATCTTGGCGATATTGAAGATTTAATGTATCTAAATAATCGACTTTTCTCGGCTCTTAAAGTTCCAAAAGCTTTCTTGGGCTTTGAAGGTGATGTAAACTCAAAAGGAACTTTATCTCAACAAAATGTTACGTTTGGAAAAGCATTAGCCAATATCCAAGAAGATTTCTTATCTGTTATAAAAGAGCTTTGTGTAATTCATTTAGCTATTAAAGGCATAACAGATGTTTCTGAACTAAAGTCTTTTAGTCTTGTAATGACAAGACCGTCATATATTGAAGAAAAAGCTCGTATAGAACTTGACACAGCTGCTGTTGGATTAGCACAAGCATATTTAAGTCAAGGTATTAATCGTGAATGGGTATTAAAGAACGTATTAAAGAAAAACGATGCGGATATTCAAGCTATGTTAAAATTAGACCCAGCCGCAGCCGCAGCAGCTCAAGCTGGTGGAATGGGTGGAGGAATGCCTATGGGTGGCGGTATGCCAGGATT